TACGTTTGCAAAAGAACACAAAACATGGTTCCACTATCACTGAAGATATGGAAATGGGTAAACTTGTTACTCGTGCAAACGGTGTGCCAGTTCGTAAAATTGATGCATTGCTAAGCACTGAATCTCGTGTTATTGCGTAAAGAAAGGGACATAATTCAATGATTATTGATACTCAAAATACATTCTTTTGGAAAAAAGAAATCACTGCAAATACAAATTCTGATGTAGTGATGAATGGGAACGGTGGCGATGCTGCCGTTGCCTTGTGGTTGTATATTCGTTTAGATAAAGATGTTACGGGTACGCCTTTATTTAATGTTTACACTTCTGACAAAGAAAATATGGCTGATGCTGTATTGCTAACCGGAATTACATTGCCACAGAACTCTAAAGCTGGCACAGAATACAAAGGTCGACTTCCTGCAGGTGCTAAAAAGTTTATTCGCATCAATGCGAATAATATGACTGCCGCTACGATTACATCATTCTTAACAGATGGTGTGAATTTAAAATAAGAGGTGAGACTATGATTTTTACAGCTAACGTAACGATGTACCATGGTAATCGTGGATTAATTCAAGAAGGTGAAACTATTAATTTCTCTGAAGAAGAAATTAAAGAATTTGAGCCTGATTATTTCAAACAGCTTTTCTCTGGTAACGAAGATGAAGTGGCAAAAATCTTTAACCCAAAATCTAATGCTAAAGACAAAGAACCGTCTACTGAAACTCAGCCTCCTGAAACAGAGCCGGGTGACAAAAATA